ACTCACGACGGCGATGAAAGAATGGCAAGACACATAACAAACTGCGTCACGAAGCAATCATCTCGGGGCGTCATGGTTGCAAAGGCAAGCTCGAAGCGGAAAGTCGACGCGGCCGTTGCAGCAATCTTCGGATATGACAGAGCAACACAGCCACCAGAACCAAAGCCACCAGTGGCCCGGTTCTTCTCGGTTCAACTTTAGGAGCGCAATGAAAAAAATAGATTTCTCACTCATAGCAGAAGTGACTGGCGTAGCATTAGCGACCGCAGGAATCGCAATGCTTTCATTGCCGATTGCATTAATTACACTTGGAACATTTCTAGTGTGGATCACAGAAAAGGCTAACTGATGAGTCTATCGAAGCGAATCAAAGCAGCAGAGCAGAAGCGCACAAACACTAACCAAAGTCAATGGGTCGAACCACTTATCCCAGGACGCCCTGCTTACATGGCCCCATCTGGAATCGAAGTCAACGCAGACTCCGCAATTCGCATGTCAACAGTTTATGCATGCATCCGATTGCTTGGCGATACAATCTCATCACTTCCACTTTCAGCTTATGTTCGACGCGGCAGAAACCGAATCTCTTACACCAGCGTCTACGGATCACAACCAGCATGGGTGAATAAGCCAAACCCAGAAGCATCGCGTGTGGAATTTTACGAACAAATCATCGCTTCACTTAACATTCATGGCAACGCATTTATTCTGACCGTTCGCGACGACATGGACGAAGTCCAAGAAGTTTATTGCATCCACCCGGACGACATTCGAATCGAAAGACCACGTCCAGGCGAGCCACTTATCTACAAGATGAAAGACCCAGAAGGAACATACTCGCGAATTCTGACATCACGCGAGATGAAACACATCCCACTCTTTAGGCTTCCAGGATCGCTTTACGGCCTCGGCCCAATTGCAGCAGCTCGTCTAACCATTGGCGCAGCGATGGCAGCAGACACATACGCAGCCGCATACTTTGGCAACGCAGCAAACCCAGGCGGCGTCATTGAAGTGCCGGGCGAGTTAACAGAAGAACAGGCAGGCGACATTGGCCGCGATTGGAACATCACTCACACCGGGCCATACCGCGCAGGCAAGATTGGAATCCTTTCAGGCGGCGCACAATTCCGTCCGCTCACATTAAATGCCGCAGACGCCCAGCTCTTAGAAGCGCGACGATTTAACGTCGAAGATATTGCCAGATTATTCAGAGTGCCGCTAAGCCTTCTCGGACATCCGGTAGCAGGAGCGATGTCATTTGCCAGCGTTGAAGCGCAAAACCTTTCATTCGTGCAGCATTCACTTCGCCCATTATTAGAGCGAATCGAGCAATCACTTTCTGAATTACTCCCAGAACCTGATGGCTTTATTAAATTTAATCTTGACGCATTGCTTCGTGGAACCACAATCGAGCGATTCGATGCATACACAAAGGGCTTACGTGAAGGCTTCCTATCTTTGAACGACGTTCGCGCCGTTGAAGATTTAGCGCCACTCGGAGAAGCAGGCGATCAATTCAGAGTGCCGCTTCAAAACATCGACGCAGCAGATGCACCAGACGTCGGACTCAAGCTACGAGCAGAGATCGCGGCAATGTTGATTCAGGTCGGCTTTGATCCAAAGTCAGTAACAGAAGCGATCGGATTACCGGAAATGAACCACACAGGAGTTCCGAGCACTCAATTGCAGCCAGTCGCCACTATTGACCCAGGAGATCCGGCAGCAGTTTATGGAGCAGAATAAATGCCATACTTCATAAGCGATAAGCAAAGCGACTGCGCAGGATGGGCAGCCGTTAAAGAAGAAGCAGATGGCACATACACCACAATCGGATGCCATGAAAATAAGCAAGACGCCATCGACCAGATGGTGGCAATTTCAATTACAGAAGACCTAGAGCCAGGCGGCGAAGTAAGCAAGCGCGAACTGCCTAGCAATTACAGACCAGCACTTTCAGAAGATGTGCCAGAAGGAAGAGCATGCGGAAATTGTTTCTTTTACAATGAAGAAAAACAAAATACAGAAGGAACAAAGGCTTGGTGCGAGCGCTGGAATGATTATGTTGATGGAGCCTATTACTGCAACGCATGGCAACCAGAAACAGGCAACAGACAAGTAGATTTAAGCGTTCCACAATTTATCCAAGCAAACGCAAAGCGTGGCCTTCAATATCTACGTGACGGATATGGCGGCGATGGTCTGACCGAAGGAACCAAGCAAGCAGCTCGCGACATGGCAGCAGGCAACATCACCGAAAACAAGATTAGGAAAATGGCGCCCTGGTTTGCAAGACACAAAGTAGATGGCCAAGCCCCCAAGAACAGCAACCCATCCGATCCACAATACCCAGGCGCAGGATTAGTAGCCTGGCTCTTATGGGGCGGAGATTCAGACTTCAGCGACCGAGCACAAAACTGGGCGCAAAGGAAGATAGACGCACTCGACGCAGAAGAAGACTCAAGGAGCAAAATGACAAAGAAAATCGAACGCCGCACCTTTACGATCAAGAACGTAGAAGCGCGCCAGGCAGAAGATGGAACGATGCGCCTCTCCGGATACGCAGCCGTATTCAACGATGACAGCGTGCCGCTTCCATTCATTGAAAGAATCGCACCCGGCGCATTTCGCAAGACGCTAACCGAGACACCAGATGTCCGCCTTTTAATCAACCACGAAGGCCTACCTTTGGCGCGAACAAAGAACCAAACCCTTCGCCTTAAAGAAGACGAAACCGGGCTTTACATGGACGCCGATCTACCAGACACACAGGCAGCTCGCGACCTTTACACCCTGGTCGAGCGCGGCGACGTTGATCAGATGAGCTTCGCATTCCGAGTGATTCGACAGAAATGGAACGATATGAGAACCGAGCGAACCCTTACAGAATTATCACTCGCAGACGGCGACGTTTCAGTCGTGACTTATCCAGCCTATCCGACAACAACAGTCGAAGCCAGGGAACAATTAAGGGCAGCAATGCAAGCAGTCAAAGAAGGACGCGATATAAGCCCAGAAACCAAGATGGTTCTAGAAGATATTTTCTCCGACCTTTCAGAAGGCCACGAATACATTATGAAAGCAGCTCAAATCATGGGCGAATTTATGGCGATGGAAGATTCCACATATATGGATGAAGAAGAAGATCGCGCAGTCGATACAGTCGGCAGCTTCGTCTCTTGGGATTCTTCTGGCGGAACAGCACGCGGAAAAATCGAGCGCGTTGTTCGTGAAGGTTCCTTGAATGTTCCAGAAACAGATTTCACAATCAATGCAGAAGAAGATGACCCTGCTGTTTTGATTCGCCTTTATCGCGAATTGCGAGATGGATACGTTGCAACCGATACTCTAGTCGGACACAAAGCATCAACACTTACACTCATCGATGCGCTACCAGAACCAAGTCCTGAAGAATCAAATCGTAAGATTTCTCTGCGACTTGCAAAAGCAATCGTAAACAATACCAAGTAGAATTCTGCTGCAATCAGCAGATACAAAGCCGGAGCGCCTCTCGCACCCAACATGCGCCGCGAGATGAAACGAAACCACTTTGATCAAAACCCTAATCAGAAGGAGATCAACACATGTCAAAGTCTTTCCTTGATAAGTTGATCGAGCGCCGTGATGCAGTCAAGTCAGAGATGGACGCAGTTCTCGAAGCAGTAGCAGAAGAGAACCGCACTGACCTAACAGCAGAGGAAACCACAAAGGTGGACACACTCGTAGAAGAATCACGCTCACTCGATACAAAAATCGAAAAGATGAAAACTCAAGCAGATGCAGATGCAAAAGCATCTGAAATCCGCTCAGCAGTTTCAGATGTTGTAATGCCACGCAATGTCGGCGGCGCAACAGTTACACGCGAAGAGCGCACATACTCACCAGCATCAGATGCTTCATTCGTAAAGGATGCATTTAACGCACAGTTCGCAAACGACTACTCAGCAAACGAGCGTCTTGCACGCCACATGCGTGAAGAGTCAATCGAACGCCGCGATGTTGGAACACCACAATTCGAAGGTCTTGTAATTCCACAATACCTCGTCGACCTTGCTGCACCATTCGCACGCGCTGGTCGTCCATTCGCAGACTTTGCGACAAACAAGATGAGTTTACCGCCTAGCGGGATGACGCTGAATATTAGTCGCATGACAACAGGCAGCTCAACAGCCGTCCAAGTTACACAGAATGATGCAATCTCAGAGACAGATGTCGACGACACACTACTAACAATCAACGTCCGCACAATCGCAGGCCAGCAAGATATCTCTCGCCAGGCAATCGAACGCGGAACAGGCATCGATACATTTGTGATCGCTGACTTAATCAAGTCATGGCACACAACACTAGATTCACAAATCCTAAATGGCGCAGGCACAGCCGGCACAATCAAAGGTCTTCGTGCATCAGGTGGAAATGCAATCACATTCACATCAACAGCACCAACAGTCGGATTGCTTTATCCAAAGCTTGCTGACGCAATTGCACAGATTCAAACAAACGCATTCGTCTCACCTACACACTGGGTTCTTCACCCACGTCGCCTAGCGTTCCTACTTGCAGCAGTGGACAGCACAAACCGTCCGCTAGTTGTTCCAGCAGCAAACGCACCGATGAACGCAGTAGGAGTTGGCGGAGCGCCAATCTACGGAAACTCCGGATACCAGATGCTCGGACTTCCAATCATCACCGATGCAAACATCGGAACAACATACGGAACAACAACAAACCAAGAT